TTCGATTAGCTGGGTGTTCATTGTGTTAACCCCTCCGGTAATTCAATCTCATCGCCCAGCTTGGATGCCACGTAGCAGCGCATGGCTGCGATCAGGGGTGTTGGGCCGATGGCTGCTTGGCGCTCGTACTTGGACGGACTGAACTTGAGCGCACCCCAGTATGGTGGGTTGTCGTACCCAAGGTACTTCAACTCAATCTTCTCCCGTTCAATAATCGGCCCGCCTTGTGACCAGTCGGTTGAGGGTTCGTATTCGTTCAGGTAAAACTTATCGACACGCTCAGGGTCTTCGTCATCACGGAAGAAAAACGCCCAAGGTTTGTTGTGCCAATCAGTCCTCTGGTGCAGGTCAAACCCACCTTCACACTTAGCCACCGCCCAGTCAAGGGCGGCTCCGGTTAGTTCACTTGTTTTCATGCTTCTCCTTTGTTCAAATAAGTTGTCATGACGTACCCTATGAGTACACCGCCGAACCCAATGCCAGTTTGAAATAACCCGCTGGCCTCGTTGTCCCAAGACACAGCCACTAGCGCCATGCCTAGTATGGCTATTAATATGTCGGCAATCACCTCTGATTTGGATGTGGTGTATGTCATTTCAGTTGTCCTTCAATTTCAAGCATAAGTTTGCATAGTTGTCCTTGCACCATAGTCATGTGCTGGATGGTGTCCACAGTGGTTTCGGCATCAAGTTTGGCTTTCAGCATACTGCGCATCTGCTCCCTCCACCGCTGCTCCAAGAGCTTTAATTCGTACAGAGTTACCTGCATGGCTGCTTTGTTGTTCATGCTTGCTCCCCAAAGTTGGGCTCGTCGACCATAAAGGGATTGGCGGGTTGATAGGCTGGGCGCTGCTGCCAAGGCTCGGGGGATTCAATCCGTGCGTAGTTGGGCTCGATGATGAGGTAGCTGGACTCGTCTAAGTCCACAAAGATTAGGTCAGATAGCATGGTGCTCTCCAAGTAGTTGAGTAAGTTAGTGGGACTCCCGCCATTCCGCTTGACTGCGCGAATTTAGTATGATATGCTTCAGCCATGGCTGAAGTGAGGGGAAACAAAAAAGCCCAGCCGATGCCGAGCGTGATAGGTGCGAACCCTTATTTATTCTGTAAGCAATTCGCACTGGAATATTCGAAGTGCATTGCAAATCAATGACTTACGTGGGGAATTTTCCAATATTCTAATATTCCACGATATTTCGGCAGAGAGCGACCTTTTGATGTGTGACGTGTGTATGTGGACTACGTGACGCAGTCGCATCATGCGTATACACACACCAAATCGCTCACGGGCGCGAGTGCGTTTTTACGTGGAATATTGGAATATTGGAATATTACACTTATAAGTGGTTGATTTATAAGGCATTTCAAATATTCTGTAGTTTATTCCGACACTTTTTGGTGGAATATTCTCAGTTGGCAGTAGAAACAGGTGGTGCTAAGGCAGATTGATTGCGTTAAGGGCTTGCCATTTCCCATGCTTGGCTGGACTCTCTGTCCAGCATAGCCGCCTGATTAAGTGTTGAGCAGTTTGCGTGCTTGCTCAGGCACTATGAATCACGCCTCAATCGTAGTCACTTGGGCAGCGATGCGCTCGACGATGCCGAACACGAAGCCTTTCTGACCCTTGACTTCCTTTCCACTAGCCTTGACCGCAGCGGTCACTTGCTGGCACAACGTGAGCAGCATTTCTTTGGACACAGGGCCAGTCGCAGGCAGTGCGACATTCAAGTAAGGCAGAGCAGCCTTGGCTACCAAGCCGCAATTCAGGATATCCTCGACTACGGGGCGATACTGCCCATTAGCCAGCCATTTAGCGTAGAGCGCCTGACCCATAGCCATGCGAGTATCACGTGACGCAAAGGCGATAGCCCGTGCGAATGAGCCCGTCTTGCCAGTCTTGGACGACAGGACTACTTGACCATTACCTTCAACAAGTGCGATTGCATTTTCCATTTTGATTCTCCAATAAGTAAGTAAAGGGTTGATGTGCATACTGTCACTACGCACACTGAACCCCTCACGAGTGCGAGGGTTGATACCAGCTTTCTGTTCTTGGTGCTGGCTTTTGTGTGACCTCATCGCCCGTTAGTCGGCGCTACTGCATAGATATATTTTTATCTATGGCCTCAGCCTAAGTCGGGTTCTTACCGCCTAGACTGTCTACTATGTCCCGTCATTCAACCCCTATAACAATCAGTCGCTAAGAGTAGCCCATAACATTGTCCGATATATCCGGCGCGTACTGTCCCCGCGTTATCCGGCATTTAAGGTATATCGGTTTTATGAGTGTCTTTGCGTTCGCCCCGAAAGTGTAGGTCGACTGGGTAACAATCGTAATTTTCCGTCCATGCTAGCTTGGCACTCATGGCGTCCCCACGCGCCACCGCAGGGAGATATCAGTCTTAAATTGTTAAATAACATCCACCACACAATGTCGTTCACTTTGCCCAAGCATGAAACCGATACCGAAGCATGGTCGCGATACTTAGAATGAAATACATTGTGTTGTTAAAGAAACTAGGTGTCGGGTAGCTCGATGACTACCTACACTAACGGCATGAATCGGACAATGTGGTGCAGGACAGGGGACGGGGTAGGGGAGAGGGCAACGGCTACGGGGTGGGGGGCGTCTCTCTACCCACTACGCACACGACAAGGCCAATTTTTTACTATATACACACGTCTACATACATGCCAGCACCCCCCAGCGCTTGACACACCGCGAATTTGAAGTACCATACACACGTTACTAACCAACTAAGGAACCCACATGGCTACCAAAATGCCCCCGGCCCTCATGGCCAAGTTCAAAGGTAAAGAGTCCAACACCGAAGAAAAGGCCGAGAAGAAAATGTCGCCCGCCATGTACAAGAAGGGCGAAAAGGCTGAAGAAGCCAAAATGAAGTCCGCCATGAAGGCCAAGAAGAAATAATGGCCACCAAGAACTGGATTGCCGGGGCTATCAAGAAGCCCGGTCAACTGCATAAAGACCTTGGTGTCCCTGCAGGTAAAACCATCCCAGCCAAGAAATTGGCTGCTGCGGCTGGTAAAGGTGGCAAGGTTGGCCAGCGTGCTCGCCTTGCGGAGACTCTCAAGGGTCTCAAGAAGTGACTCGTCACAATTTCTTTCTGCCAAAACCCCTCGTGGCCAAACTGCGTGAGCTGTCTGAATCCACGGGGGTAACTATGTCTGAGTTGCTACGCCAAGCGTTGGCTGAGTATCTGGAGAAAAAATGAACGAGTACAAAGAAGTTGTCCCGACGGCGGTGAGCCTGAACGACATGATGGCCAAAGTTGAGAAGACGGTGTACACCGTGCTGCCGGATACAACCACGACTATCTGCCAGTTGGTTATGCGCAATGGTTACAGCGTGCTGGGCACCAGTGCTTGTGTGGACAAGACCAAGTACAACCGAGCCATCGGTGAGAAATACGCCTATGAGGACGCCATCAATAAGCTGTGGCCACTCGAAGGTTACCTGCTGGCCGAGACCCGGTACTTGCTGAAGCTATGAACGACCTGACCCAGTTCGCAGACCATGCAGAGTTCGCTCTGTCGCCTACGGCACCGGAAGCCCATGTCACGCTAGACATACCGCCTCAGCTGGTGTGGGAGTGCGCTGCGGGTCTCGAAGACCCTGTGGCCATCGCTGCACGGTTTGGCTTCGAGGGTGAGAAGTGGGAGCGATTAACTCAGTGGCCGCCCTTCATTACAGCGGTACAGGCGCAGCGGTCTGAGTTTGAGCGCAACGGCATGACTTTCCGCATGAAGGCGGGGATGATGGCCGACGAGGTGATGAGCCAGATGTTCAAGCAGGTTGTGGCTAACGACACATCGGTACTGCAGAAGTTGAGCGTACTGAACACTCTGACGGACATTGCTGGACTCAAAGCGCCGAAGGTGGACCCGACAGCTAACGCGGCTGCGGCACCGAAGTTCAGTATCACTATCAATATCCCAGCAACAAACGGCCCTACTCCGGTCACCATTGATGGCTAATCTCGTCTACACACCACCTGTTTCGGTGGTCCCGTTCCTGACATCAGACATGTTTGCGAACTTCATTGTGGGGCCTGTTGGCTCGACGAAGACGACTGCGTCACTCATCAAGATCGGCTACGAGGCAGCACGGATCAAGGCATGTCCGGATGGCATACGGCGTTCACGCTGTGCTGTGATTCGGAATACCCGCCAGATGCTGTGGGACACGACTATCCCAGACTTCTTGAAGTGGTTCCCTGACGGGGAGGCCGGTCTCCTTGAGAAGACGAACTCGAAGTTCCTGCTGAAGTTTGATGACGTAGAGTGCGAGATTCTGTTCCGGGGCTTGGATGACGCCAATGATGTGCGCCGACTGCTGTCCTTGCAGCTGACGTTCAGATCGGAAGAGCGTCGTGTAGGGAAAGCGGGTGGATCTCG